GCAGTCGGCTACTCCGGTGATCCCGACAAAACGTTGGAATCGTTTTAATTAAAAAGAAAGGTGAAATAAGGTGATAATATGGCATTAAATTATGCAGAACAGTGGAGTCCGGAATTATTGGAGATCCTGATGCAGGGAACATTGACTTCCCCGTTTGTAACAAGCAACGTAAAATGGCTGGATGCAAAGACTTTTCATTTTACTCAGATGAGCGTGAGTGGTTATAAGAACCATGCTCGTAATGGTGGCTGGAATCGTGGAAATTACGCTCAGACAGATGTAGCGTACACGGTAGAGCATGATCGAGATGTATCTTTTCTGGTGGACAAGGCAGATGTGGATGAGACCAATGAGACAGCGTCCATCCAGAATATCAGCAGAGTCTTTGAACAGACACAGGTGGTGCCGGAGACGGATGCACTGTTTTTCTCAAAGGTGGCAAAGAAAGCACAGGAGACGGAAGGATATCATTCGTCCACGGCGACATCTGCGTATACCAAGGCGAAGGTCTTTGGCATGCTTAAGGATATTCTGGCAAAGGGTAAGCTTCGCCGTTATAAGGCGAATGGTGCTCTGATCATGTATGTCCGCAGCGAGATCATGGATGCTCTGGAACAGTCTACGGAGTTTACCCGTAAGATTGAGATGACTCAGATCGCAGAGGGCGGCATGGGAATTGAGACCCGCGTAACTGAAATTGACGGTGTGCCGATCATGGAGGTCGTAGATGATGAGAGATTCTATGATGCCTTTGACTGGGATACGGAGGCTGGTGGATTTGCTCC